CTTTTCTCTTTCAAAAACTTCGGGCCGACGTAGGCGGTGAAATTGTTCAGATCCGTTTCGTAAAGGATCGACGCCTTGAAAACGGGGTTGTGAGCATACGGCGGGTGCATCGGCGGGGATGATTTCCGCTTTCTGCGCTTCACCATCCGCCGGGCGACGCCCCGGGTGTATGCTGCGACGCGCTTCAATGATTTCCAGGCGCCGCCCCGGGCTGCCCGGATCAGCGCGTCGCTTCGGTCTTCGGTCTTTACGTTGAATTTAATCATGGGCCAGCACCTTCACGGTCAAGGCAATCACGGAAACGAACACGCGGTTCGCCCGGAGCCAGTCCGCATCATAGAGCGGATCCGTTGCGACGCGGATCACGATCGCCTGTGACGTCGGCAGCTGCTTCCGCTCCAGGTTCTTCATGATCCCTTCCACGATCCGGATCCGGGAATCGATGTCAGACAGCGCGATTTTTTCGCAGATCCCGACGTGAATTTCGGCGGATCGTTCCGCATGTCCCCGGGTTGAATTGTCCCGGTTATATGAGAACGGCGTGACGACGATTTTGCGGGCTTTGACTTTTTCCAGATCAATGTCCGGACAGAAATCAACAGCCGCGGAAAGCGTGGTCGAATCGATGGTCATGGCAGAAATGAGCGTCGCGATCTCCGTCGCGATCGTGTTCACTTCGCTGCTGACCGGCACGACGGTCTGTTCTCCGCTTGTCATTGTTCATCACCTTCCGTTTCGATGTCGCCGATATATTTCGCGTGGATCCGGATCTGCGTGTGGCTGTGGCGCGTGTGCCACTTCCAGCAGGGTTCGCCGTTCGGCGCTGCTACCATGTAGGCTTTGCCGTCCCAGATTATTTCATCGCCTTTCAGGGGTTCACCGATTTCAGGCACATCGGCAGCGCGAACGATGAAATCGCGCTGCTCTGTGCGAATGGTGATCCCCCGGGTCGCATCGTCGGTCCTGAACAGCATGGATCCCAGTTTCGCCGGGATGTTCGTGTAAAGGGTCACGCCGTCCCGGCTGTATGAAACAGGGACGGCAGTGACGTCGAACATATCGTCCAGAACAGAATCTACGAGTTCAAAAACCGACATATACAGCCCCCGGAATCAGTCGAGCTTGACGTTGACGACGGTGACGGTCGCACCGGACGGCGCGACGGCCTTGCCGCAGACGACGTTCGATCCGCCGGAAGAGGTGGTCGCGTAGCCGGACGTCGGATTCCAGTAAATGGTTTCGCCGCCGGAAATGACCAGTGCGGATTCCTTCGGCATGGCATAGACGCCTTCGATTTCGATGACGCCAGTGCCGCCGGAGACGATCGGACGGGGAGCGACGCCGACGATCCCGCCGAGGACGACAACATCGCCCGGGTTGATCGCGGTGCCAGCAGTGATTTCGATGGCCTTGCCATCCTGAACAAACGTTGCAGACATAGTTAATTCCTCCGTGAATCAGTTCTTGCCTTTGTTGAAATTGAAGCCGCGGAAATCCTGCTCGCGGATGCCGAAATCGAAATAGACGCGGAAGCTGATTCCGAGACGATTGAAATCGACTTCGCCGCGTTCGACGGTCGGGGTCCTGCGGCCCTGGAAATATCCGATCTCGAACGTGTCCACCTGGTTCGGATCGCCGAACAGATACCAGCCGGTTTCGCTGTATCCGGTGTACTTGCTGTTCGCCAGGTACGGGCTGGAAACGGGCGTCAGGTTGTAGTTGGAAATCACGTTGGTCGCCGGTGCGACGTCGGAACCACCGATCAGGACGCTGGACATGGTGAGGCGCTGGGCGAGCGGGAAAAGGTTCGTCGGGACCAGGAGGAATTTCGGGCTGACGGCGATCGGCTGATCGTCGCTGTCGGTCTGATCCATGAAAAGCGCGATCGCTTTTTCGAGGGAATCGACGGACAGCGCGGAGGTCGTGCCGGCCTTGTAGTTCTTGTGGGCCGCGGAGAACAGGGCGTTTCCGTCGCTCTGGGTCGGATTGGAAAGCAGTCTGGAGAAGAAGACCTGATCGATTTTCCTCTTCGCTCTCATTCCCATCGCGATCGGGATCTTGAGAAATTCGCCGAGGTCGTCGTTGTAGATCATTTCACGCGTGAGCGTGAACAGCTTGCCATACGTGACGAGCTGGTTCGTCGCCTTGTCTTCGCTGAGGCTTCCGGACTTGATTTCGCCACCTTCGGGGATGACCTGGAGGTCGCCGATGTCGGTCAGACGATAACGCTCGCTGACTTTGAAGTCGTTCAGATCGCCGGCGGAGCAGAGTTTTTCGGCAATCGATTCCTGCATGTTGAAAGCCTGGAGGGCGCGTTTGTTCGCCACGTTCGACAGAATGCCGGGCAGCGACGCCGTGCTGAACGCGGCACGGATCGTTTCATCCTTGAAGCCGACGTCCACGGGCTTGTTTTCGATGCGGGCGACTTCCACCATGACGTCCTTCAGGGACAGGCCGCGAAGATGACCGTCGGCGACGTCCAGGGCCTGCTTTCCGCAGCTGGCTTCGATCGTCTCCGGCTTGACGCCGACGCGGAGGGACAGCGCGGCTTCGATCGCTTTGGCGTCCACTGCGGGACCGGTACGGATGATGATGTTTCCGGTCGCCTGCGGATGCTTCGCGGCGATCTCCTTCGCGGCTTCGATGACGGATGCGGTGTGTTCCGCGGTCCAGCCGGCGGAAATGGCGCGTTCGCGGATCTCCGGGAAATCGACGGTTGCTTTGTTGATGGCGGTGATGCGATCAGTTTCGGCCTGACGTGCTTCCTCGCGGGCGGCTTTCAGTTCGGCAGCCTGCGCGGCAGCGTCCGGACGGTTCTGATCCGATTCGGCCCCGTGACCGGCTTCGATCCCGGGATTCTTGTTTTCCACCTGACCGGTGGGCTTGTCTTTGGGGTCCATGTTTACCTCCTTGTTGGTTGAATGGACGTTGGAATGATTGTTGAAACTCGCCGCGATTTGCATGTGCGTGTTCGCGTCTGCGCCGACAGCGACGACAGACACTTCGCGCAGCCGGGATTTCGTGATCACCAGATATTCACCGGTGAATGTCTTGTTGTTGATGGTCCGGGTTTCCTGGGCGGTCATGCGTTCGGTCGCGATCACGTCGGCGCCGATTGACAGCTGCCATTCATACTTTTTCCCCTTCTGAACGATGTCACGGCCTTCTTCCGTCGCCGTATCGATGCCGCCTTTCACGCGGATTTCTCCGTTCTGAATGGTGGCTTCGACGACGCCCAGACGGGCCGACGGATCGTTCCAGTGCGACAGTAGAAGCGGGATCTGCGGCGCGATCTCCATGCCGGCCAGATCGACGATCATTTCGACGGGATACCAGCCTTGATGGATGGGGCTTCCGCTATACGCGACGCCGCTGACGTTCGCCAGATCTTTTCCGGCGGATGACGCGGCTGCGATAATCAGCAGATTTTCATCATTCGGCATTATCGTCGTCTCCTTTCGTTGTTGAGTTCGCCGCCGTGTTCCTGGGCGGCAGATTATATTTTTTCCGCAGCTCGGATTCGACGTATTCTTCACGCGTCTTCTGCTGCAATACCTTCATGAAATCTTTGCCTTCGGCGCTGCATTCTTCGGCCAGCGTCGTCGTCCGGGAAACATTCAGCCGGACGGCCTGGGCGTTTGCCTCTTTCAGCGGATCCACGTGCGCGAATCCGTCCCAGGTCCATTCGTGATCGATCTCCGGTGCGGTCGTGCCGTCGTCCGAAATATAGTCCTCCGGGAAAAACAGCTTGTCAAACTCTTCGTATGCTTCTAGGATGTTGTCCAGGACGGTTTCCGCGATCAGGCTGCGTTCGCCGTTGATCATGCGGAAATAAGTCTGGAAATCAAGTCTGCCGCTTGCGTAGTTGTAGCCGCTGGAATCTCCCAGGGCGACGTTCATCGGCATCGACAGCGCCCGGCTGGCTTCGCGGATCTTCGTTCTCACAAACTCCGCGTGTGTGCTGGTCGGCTGCTCTGCTTTTAATTGCGACGCCTTCCAGCCTTCCGGGAGGCTTATGCCGGCATTTCGGCAAAAATCGATGATCGTCCCCGGATCCATGTGCTGGAAAGTCGCTTCGCCATCGTCGTCCGTGGTCGGGAGGTCAGTTTGCAGCAGGAACGATATTTCGGCAGCCGTTTCCGCGGCGGCCAGCACGGCGTTCGTGAACCGGCGCAGATCGTTGAAAATCGGAAGAGTGCTGGCGATCTCGGAAAGTCCGCGATGCTGGCCCGGGCGGATGATGTTCGCATAATGGATCACGTCGGCAGCATCCACTTCGTAGGATTCGCCGGCGACAGAACAAAATCCGGACGCCCCGGGATGGACGCGCCAGAAACGATATTTCTCCGGATTCCCGTCTTTGTCGAACATCACGCCGTCCACCTCTTTCGGCACACCGTTGTCGTAATATTCGATCGGCTTCGTCGCCAGCAGCAGGCTTCCGACTTGTTCGGATTCATACAGCGTTATGTCCAGTTTGACCATGCCACGGATCTTTGGGTTCACCTCTTTTTTGATGAACACTTCGCCGTCCTGGGCTTTTGTTCTCCGGGCGATCTTTAACTTTTGGCACAGTCCGACAGCTCTGCACCAGTGCGCCCAGCGTCTTTCGCGGCGTTCCAGTTTCTTTTCCCATTCCGGCGCAGCTTCGTCCATATCAAACAAAGAAAGCTGAAGACGCGGCCCGGTTCCGATGCAGTCGTCCGCCAGCGTTGACAGGATTCCGTATGCGTAGCCGTTGTTCGCCACTTCATATCTGGCCCGATCGATAATGATCTTCCGGACGTCCGGAGACAGCGCGGCGTCCGCCGCCAGGGAATCAGCCCCGCGCCAGTGCCGCATAGCTTCGGAAGATCTGCTGGCGGCGTCATAGGACGCCCGCACCGGAATGAAACGGGTAGTTTTTTTCATTTTTCCGGTCCTTGTGTGGATATTCTGGCCAGGCCAAGTTTCGCGAACGGGTTTTTCGCCGCCGCTTTTTTACGTTGCCAGTTTTCGCCCTCTGCGATCTGCTCTGGATCGAAAAACGTGACTTCTTCGCCGTCGGTCTTGACCGACTTAATCTTGTCTTTCTGGTTCTCGTTCATGGTGGTCTATCTCCGAAAAAATTTATCTTTCACGTATTATTTCCGCCATGATTTCGATTTTTGGTCAGAATTTTTCAAAAAAAATCACCGATGCGGTAAAATTCTTTTCCCGGGAATGATTTTTTTCGGTAAAGTCGGCGCATTTTTCGCGATCTGCCGGTCTTTCATCGTTTTCTGTTTCTCTCCGAAATCCAGCTCGCAGCCCAGCGTTGACGCCGCGGCCATACAGCCGACAATACCATCGAGCCAGTGATTTTCGCGGCCAGGAATCAATTTCCAAACATCGACGCGTCGCCCGTTCCCTTGCGTCGGCGTGGAAACTTCCGCGCTCCAGTGTTCGGCCAGTAATCGATGATCCTCCGCGTCGGATCCGAAAATAGTCAGGCTTCCGCGATCGCCCGGCGACGTAAAAAGCCGCGTCCGGAAAAACGATTTCCAGTAGTTCGTATCATATTCCAGAAGCCGGGCCGAAACTTGTCCCCGCACCTTGAAAATGCGCCAGTTGAAGCCGAGTTTCACGCCCGTCTCCCGCCGGTATTCGCTGAACGGCTTCTGCGCCGCCGTGATGCCTCGCCCCTTCGACGGAATCAGGATCCGCGCAAACGGGCTTTCCTTGCAGAAACGATAGACGGTTTTCGTGCTTTCGCCCCAGGCGCTATCGATCACGCACCGATCGATGAAGAGTTCCGCACCGTCTTCGCGGATCCATTTTCTGGCCAGCATGTCGCCGGTCAGATCTGCCAGCGCCGAATAGATCGCCCCTTCCAGGCCCGCTTTCGGATATACCATTTGAAACGTCGGCTGCGCGTCTTTCAATGAAAAGTATCGACGCCGCTGATCCGGATATGCGCCGTAATCGATCACCCAGCATGTGAAATCGTCCGTGAACGCGGCCACCATCCAATAAAGCAATTTTCCCTGGACATCGATGAACATCGTGATCCGTTCCGCTTCCACCGGAACGTCTCCGCGCCTCCGGTGGTTCATTCTGGCCAGAACATTTTGAAGCGTGATTTTTTCCGTTTCGCCGGCGTCGTCCGCGATCGGTTCGTTTTGGTATTCCGAGAAAAACGTGTCGCGATCTCGAATAAACAGGTTCATCGCGTATTGCAGCCCGGACGCTTCATCCGGTTCGTGACGGTCTGGCCAGGAAACAGCGCCGCCTTCATCCATTTCGGCCCGGTGTTCCAGGTAGAACGCCGTCGCCTTT